TGAAATATTATAATCAGCATTACCTTGCAATACTGAGCCGACGAAGATAAGAGTGTGACCCTCGTTGGTTGGTGTAACGCTTAAAGCGAATGTTGTGCAGGCACCAGTTCCAGTGAAAAGATCTCTTGTAGCACCAGGATTACCTGTGCCTGTTCCGCCACCACCACTACCAAGACTTGACAATTCAACATTAACAGCACCATTCACTCCTGCTGTTATTGCTACTGTTAAATTTGCAGTATTAACGAAGTTAAGCGTATTTGCTCTAATCGCAGTTCCGCTGTTCGCACTTACAAAAACATTACCAGTGAGATTCGTGATTGGATCAGAATCCCATGTAAGCATACCATTGCTGTCTGATCCAAGGGTTGCTACATTGTTATAATTATTACCATAATAAATGTGAATTGTGTTACTGGAAACGTGAAGATCTTTCCAGATTGACTGTGGAGAGCCAAGAGAGAATGTTGTATTCTGAGAAGGAACTAGATTTCCAGTGAATGATGCTGTGCCATTACCTGCTATAAATGAATTAGCATTAATGCTCGCAACATTTCTTAGATTTCTTGATGAGTCAAGAACAATTGTATTTGCAACGTCCAGCCCGTTTTTAACGCTGAACGTTTTATTTGTTGTTGTCATCTCAGATCACTGTCCCTGAAAGGCAACGCCAAGTTTTTTAGAGCATTATGGGATAATGCCGTATCTCACTGAGCGAATTGTGTTAATATTGTTTACTGCTGTAAAGAGCAATCTCACATCACCACCGCTAATATCTGCTGTAAAGGTTCCAAGCGATGGTCCAGTTTGAATGCTACCGTATTCTGTGAGCCAAACATTTGTTGCATCTTGAACAAGAACGATTTCTGTCGTTTGATAATCAGATGCACTATTTGCTTGGACGAAGTATTTGGCTGATGCAAGTTGAGTCGTTGGGAATTTATCCAACACAACCTGACCAGATGAAGAAGTTGTTACAGTATTCGTCGTAACATTTAACGAATTAACTTGTAACGAGAATCTGACATTTGCATTTGATACGCTCAAACCAATACCAGATGTATTGATTGTTAGAGCACCAGTCATTGTATCGCCAGACTTCAATACGCGAGTGTTTGCAGCATCATAGGCAGCATTGGCTTGGTTATGAGCGGCTGTGACAGCAGTATTAACTGTTCCAAACGTTGTGTTTACAGTACCGAATGTAGTATTCGTCGTACCGAATGTCGTGTTTACAGTACCGAATGTGGTATTAATTGTACCAAAGGTTGTATTCGCATCAGAACGAGCAGCATTAGCCTGATCGTAAGCGGCGTTGGCTTGGTTATGTGCAAGAGTTAGGTTTGCTTGTGTTGCAGCAGGACTACCATTAATCAACAACGTTGCAGCATTAACGTGTGCTCGTATTGTTGCAAGATTTGCAGAAGCAAGATCAATTACGTTGTTAGTTGGTTCAGGTCCATATCCATCAAAGGCATAGAACACATTATCTGATGCGTGACGAATAAAGCCAGCATGAAGATTCGTCGTACCGCCATCTTCACTGTAGTGTCCAACAAAACCGATATCGACTGCGTCTGAGGTTGAATTTGTTGATAACTGAATGATAGAGTCATTGACCTTCAAGGTTGCAACGTTGATATACGTTGCATTACCAGTTAGGAACAAGTTACCTTGAACAGTAAGATCGCCAGAAACCGTGCCACCAGTTAAATTTAACTTGAGGTTTGCTGCACCGTAAGCAGCATTGGCTTGGTTATGAGCAGCCGTTACAGCAGTATTGACTGTTCCGAAGGTAGTGTTAACAGTCCCGAACGTTGTATTCGTTGTACCAAAGGTTGTGTTCGTGGTGCTGAAAGTGGTGTTTATATTTGCAAATGTTGCATTTGCATCGCTTCGAGCAGTATTTGCTTGAGCATATGCGGCATTGGCAGTATCGCGAGCAGTATTTGCTTGGTCATATGCTTGACCGATTGCACCACCACCGATAACGTTAACCGTGATGTTTGCATTACCATCTGCTGCGTCTGTGACAGAGATAAGAGCCGTTGATGTATTGACAAAGTTTAGTTGTTTTCCAGAAAGCGTCGAACCGCCATTCGCAGAAACACGAACCGTGTTTGCAGAAGAATTTGAGCTGGTGCTGGCAGCGTTGGCTTGGACATATGCAGCATTTGCTTGAGCAAATGCGGAATTTGATTGGTCTCGAGCAGTATTTGCTTGATCGCTTGCAGTGTTTGCTTGACCATACGCAACATTCGCTTGTCCGTATGCAGTATTGGCTTGAGTGCGAGCTGTATTTGCTTGATCAAGTACGTTTAGACCAGCACTAACGAACGAAACTGAAGCATTAAACGTATTGGCGCGGAGTTCATCCCCATTTGCACTCAATGCAACGCCATTTAAGTCGAGCGTACTTCCGCTCAAATAGAGATCTTTAAATCTTGCTTCAGGAGAACCGAGATTAAACGTAACATTTGCGGCTGGAATGATATTTTGTGTGATTAACGTTCCAGAGACGTTTACATTACCACTAAACGTACCAGTGTTTGCACTAAGATTTGCGACATTGGAGACATTTCGATTTGAATCGACAATTATTGTATTCGCAACGTCAATACCGTTCTTGACGCTAAATGTACGATTTAATGTGGCCATTGAGATCTCCTAGTGATAAACTATTTATATTATTAGCTGGTTACAGCGTATCTTATCACTTTTAAGGTTATGATGTTGGTATCGGGATTATCGGGATTGAATGTTAAATTCACATTTCCGCTTACAACTCCAATAGAGAAATTTCCGAGTGGACTACCAGAAATCAGTGTGGCGTACTCTGTAAGATACGCTGTCACACCGTCCTGCATACAAAAGACTTCGGTTGAGTGAATTCCACTAATACTTGTCGCTTGAACGATGTATTTCACAGTTCTGAACGCCGAAGAAAGGAATGTATCAATCGTATATGGAGAATTCGAATTCGACTCAATTTGCTGTGTGAGAGTTTTAAAAATTCCAAGAGTTAGAGTCTCGGAGTAAATATCATTAAATCTCTTTACAGTAGAACCGAGATCGAGAGTATTATTCGTCGAAGGAATAATATTCGTCGTGATGTTTTCTAGATCAACTGCTGGTCCTTGGGGACCAGTTGGACCACTTAATCCCTGTGGACCAGATGGACCTGTTGGACCAGTATTACCCTGTGCGCCTTGAGGACCTGTTGGTCCTGCAGCACCTTGTGGACCTTGTGGTCCAGGAGGTGCGCCGCTAATAAGAATATCTTGTAAGGTTATTGACATCTAATCACCAGATAGTGCTACCATCTATCTTACTCCAAGTGTTTGGAGATATACAGATGTAAAAATTTCCATTTGCATCATATGACATTTCATTAACATTACATGTACTTACATTGGTAGATGGAGTAGAAACCCACACAACTCCAGATGGACCTTGTGGTCCTTGTGGACCAGGCGCACCAATATCACCTGTACGCGCAAAAGTTATCAGTACATTTTGATTTTCTGTGAAAAGAATTCCAGAAAGATTTGTGTCTCCAGAAACATAAGAGCAATTTACGATAGAATAGACACCAGGATGAACCGTACTAGAAATCGTGTAAAGCAAAAACGCTTCTACGTTAGATCTGGAAGTTACTTTAAAATGTCCTTTAATTGGTGATGTTGAGTCATCAATAGTTTGTAGAAAACTTGTAACGTCAATACCACCATCAGCAAATTCACTAATATACATTTGATTTGCTAATTGCAAATTTGTTTGATTAAACTTTAATTGACCGACGCCTGGATCAGTATTTGCAGTATTTGTGTCAAAAGTATATTCTAGAGTAATGCCACCAAACGATCCCTCTGGTCCAGATGGTCCTGACGGTCCTTGAGGACCAGCATTACCTGTAAATCCAGGAGGTCCTTGAAATCCTTGTGCACCTTGTGGTCCTGTTGGTCCTTGTGGACCTGTCACACTTGGTCCTGTTGGTCCTTGAGGACCACGTGGTCCAAGAGTTGCTGTGACTTCCCAAGTTCCCTGAGAACTATTGTAGATGCACTCAACAGTTACACCACTAATATTCAATAGAAGGTCTTGACTAAATCCTTCAATAGTTGATCCATTGCGAGCGACTGTTAGATTATTATTTGACCAACTTGAACCGTCAGTAAATTGAACGTATGCGCCACCGATTGGACTGCTAGGTAAAGTAATCGTGAATGCACCGTTGCTTGTATCAGCGACAATACGATCGCCATCAACAGCAGTATAATTTGCAGTTTTGATTGTCCATGGACTTAATGCTCCAGAAGGTCCAGAAGGACCTTCTGGACCACGAACAACATTATCACGAACAACTGTGCTGCCAACTTGTGGCTGAACCACAGCAATTTGGCTAAGAGAAGGATTTAAAACAACAGTGACTGTATTACTTGTTGCTTGTACTACAGTAGGATTATCTAAACTCATATGCGCGTAACTTCACCATATACTGTGACATCACCATATAGTAATTTGGTGACTTTACTTGCAGCATCAATCAATTCTAAATCATAAACATAAGAGGACTTTGGTGGTTTACCGTTGCTCATATCAACTGCGATGTTTGCAGTTCTAGAAGCAGCAAGTTCAATAGAAACATTTCCTGTTGCTGCAGTAATGGTAATCTCACCATTTGCAGATGTAAGTGTTTCAGTTGCTGTTCCAGAAGTATAATCCTTTCGAATTTGCATACGAGCAGTATAACTCGTTAGATTCTGCACTGCATTGTTTGCATCTTTTACTGTGATAGCAAGTCCAAATGTAGATCCTTGCCACATTGTTAGATTATATTTGTTATCTGTATCGCAGCTCATTTGTTTTTCCTTACACTACAAATCCTGGCTTGTAGACTGTTTTGCCATTGACCGTAACAGCAGTCAATTTTTGTTTGCGGTTCTTTCCTGCAGAATATGATGCATGAACCCAACCCGAGTTTGGACCTTCCTTTGGATCATAGAATTCTAGAATAATTTGATCAAAGTCGCAATTTTCAGAAACCCACTTTGCTAATTCTGGGTTTGGGAGTCCGTCGATTTCAAAGTCGACAGCTTCGCCATTACAATGTTGTGACTTACTAGAACCACCAACGGCAGCATTAAGGGCAGGACCGCGATAACCAGAGTTAATACGAACAGGCTTCCCAAAATGTTTACGAACAGGTTCAAGAATTTTGTCACAGACATTTTTGAGGTTTTGTGCATGTTGAGCATTTGGTGTATTGTCAATTCGCTTTCTTGTTGCTGTTTCTGACTTGGTGAACTCTTTAAGATTAAAGTGTTCAGACAATTTCATTTCTGGAGAAACAGAAGCAATTGCTGCTGGTTTTGATGCAGCAACTAACTGAGCTGGTGGTGGAACAACAATTCCATTCGATGCTGTTGGAGTCACAACTTTTGGTGTTGCGCCAGCAGGTGCACTTAATTGCGCATAGTACGTTTTCGTCTTATTCTTGCGATCTTCCAAGCCGTGAGTACCACCATTAATTTTCTTAGTAAGGGATAATATCGCAGCATCAGTCACTCCTTGATCGCAAATATTCCAAAGTTTGTTTCGTTCGAAGAAAAACATTGCTGATTCGAATGCCAATTCAGTGGCAACGAGATCAGGATTTGTCATTACATCTGGACGATTGCAGAATTTTGCAAACGCCTGGTAATTATCTTTACCTGTTAATTGAAGAGCACCACGACCACGATACTTCCAACCATCACCAGATGATTCTGGACCATTGCCCATGCGATTAGCATAGACTCTATTAGCAATGGCTTCTGGCTTTCTCTCATACTTTGCAGCAGTGGCAGCATCTGGGAAGTATTTCTTGAATATACTCATCAAGCCCTTTGCGCCATAACTCAAGTTCTCTGAGAATGCCTTGAATCCGCCAGTTTCATGAGCAGTTTGTCCAAAGAAGTGTGCTGCTCTTGCTGGTGATAGTTTATAGAATGCAGCAGCTGCTCGTAGAGTTCCTGGACCCCACGAACCATCTGCTGTAACTCCGATCTTTTGTTGAAGTGCTTTCAAACTCATGACTTAACCTCAAGCGATATGATCTTCGACTTCTTCAACCATTTCCTTTACAGGTGTTGGAAGCAAATCTTCTGGTCGAACTTCTTCAACTTTTGGTGCTTCTGGTGTTGGTGGAGCATTATCTTTTTCGCTCTTACCCAACATGATACCTGATAGAATACCTGTTAAGAATGTTGCGATTGGTGTAATCAACTCAAAAAACTTTGCGTCATTTGGTGATTGTTGCATTGGCTGGGTGACAAAGATAAGTGAGTAGAGAACTACAAACACAATTCCTGTCAATGTAAATGCCAATGATAGACCGACCGTAAATTTCAATCGAGCCATCAATTCAGTTTCAGTATAACGTGGACCCTTAAACATAATTATTCTCCTATTTCTTCACTAGTTGTTTCAGTCGTTTCACTATTGCAAGGTTGTTGTTCTTCAATCACAACAGTTTCTTGTTGTAAGCCATTTAATTTATCGTAGCAAAATCCATCGGCTTCACATGCTGGAAGATTGCATTCTGCCTTATCCTTATTTGCAGGATCCTGGCATGGATATCTATATGTATCTGAGCATCCAACCAATAACAAAGCAGTCAAAACTAAAAATGCTGCTTTCATTTTATTCTCTCCCATTCTTTAAATAATACATTGCACCAGTCTTTTCATCTTGCACAATAATAGACGCATCTCTATTTTCTCTGGCGTATTGACGAATTTCTTCTCCGATTTCACCGCCAACGTATGATTTAAATCTTTTGAACTTCTTTTTTCCAAGAACAGCCTTATGATAGTCATTTGATGAGACTTTAAATACTGCTTTCCCACCAAACATTGCTGGTGGTTTACGCTTTAAGACTTTTCCACCCATCATCAAAGGATCGTAACCAGCAACTGGTTCGCCCTTTGCGGAACTTAATCCTTGAAATCCTCCACCAACTGACATTGCTGGAGCTTCTTCGTTTATAAATTCTTTAAATTTTTTCATCTTACTTGACTTTATTTGCCTGTCAGTTAGAATAACTATGTCTGGTTTCGGTTAAATCTTTCGTAACATATCTACAAGTTTTTGATCGAGTTCAATATCACTTGAAACAATATTTCTATCATCAATTCCTTTTACAATTTTTGGCATTGCGGAAGTGTAAACTAAAAAAGTTTTAAGCGCACTATAATCTTTCTCATTAATCCTCAGAAAAAGCATTCTAGTGCATGCTTCAATACCAAAAACGTTTTGTGCTACTACCAAATGATTTAAAAGCAATCTCTCTTTTATCTCACCAGTCATTCTATACTTTTGCAATAAACGTTTGATGTATCTAATTTTTTTATAATCTTCATCAAATTCACTAGAGACGCAGTTAGGTCTTTCGTAACACTTTGCTGCATACAATAATATATTTGATTCATTCAAATTTTCAAACATAAATCAATATTCGCTGCTGTTTCCTGAATCGTCGTCTTTTCTTGCATATGAAATTGACGATCTTGGTCCGATTGGATCGCGATCACCTAGAAGTTCTTCTGAATCTAACTGTGTTAGATCGCTTAATTCATCAGAAGTAACAACTTGAGCGTATCCATCTACAAATCCATCTTCACCAGTGTCATAAACGATGTAAAGATAGAGATCTGAATCGCCAAGAGCATATACTAATTCAGCAGACAAGTTCAGAAAGTGTGGTGTTGCTTCCGCTGGGATCAACATACCATAGCGTTCTACTGTTCCGCGCAACTGATTTAAGAAAATAGGTGCGTTTTGATATGGTTTTGCGGTTAAAACATCAAAATCTGCGTTGATAGCATCTTTATTTGATGAAACGTATGTTGAATCGACTTCAATTACATCAGTTTCAGCTTGTTCATTCAAGAAATCTTTAAATTTAAGCATTGTTCACCTTGTCTCCATTGAGTACTGGCTTTAGATTAACTGGATTTTTCTTACTTTTTGCGACGTCAATTGCTTTTTCAGTTGCCTTTGACTTCTGTTCAGATTTTTTTGTATCTTTTGACGCTTGCGCCTCAACTTTCTTATTTACAACACGTAATTTACCTGGATCAGCAGCCTCTTCAACGTGTTCAACTTCTTCATTCTTACCTTTCTTTGCTGCATAGTAGGCACCAAGAGCCATATTGATGCGCTCTTTCTTTGTTTTACCAGCAAATTTTGGATTATCAGAAGCAACGAAGTCACTGATCCACTTTGATGCAGGATCACCAGCTGATAGTTTTTCTTCAATGTACTCAACTTCCTCTTTTTTCATCTCTCTTCGTTTTAGAGCAGCAAGAGTTCCTGCCTGCACTGGTTTTTCAACCTTAGAAAGAGCATCAGACTTGGCTTGAGCAGCACGAACAGCAGGTGACATCTTGTAGCCAGAATCACGCTTGTCTGAATCAACGCCGTGACGTAGATCCATTGCTTTCATTGAAGCGCGCATACCGTACATCACAGATTTGCCTTCTTTTGATGCTTCTGAGATTTGAACTTCTTCGAAATAATTCTTCATATGCTTTTCAGTGTCTTTTTTGGTTTGATTTGGACCAAGACCACCGAGTTTTGTCATGCGGCGAATATACTTTTTAGAAGCAGCGCCAGCACGAGCATTCTTATTTCGATTCAAGAAGTTTTTGACATCAGATGACTTTGGGCGAGCAGCAGCTTCTGGATCAAAGCGCATGTTGGCTTCATCCACCTGCTCGGCTTCTTCGTTTGTCTTAGCAGCTTGCTTTTTTGCATATTCTGCACGAGCCTGAGCCAGCATTTCCTCGCCGCGCTTACGGCTGGCATCGCTTGCTGTTTTTTCTCTGTCAAATGCACGACCTAACTTTTCTGCTGCACTCATACGGCGAGCCTCATCCACCTGCTCGACTTCTTCCTGAACTTTGACAAGTTTAATGTCTTTGTACTTACGGCTCTTTGCCATTTTATAATGCGTGCTCAGAGCCTCAGCCTTTTTAGGGTGCACTTTTGATCTAAAGGTTTCTTTATCTTTTGTGGTGCCAATAACCTGATAGCCAGCTTCATCCACCTGCTCGACTTCTTCTTTCATACCACCCGCTGCAGCAACTTCTGTTTTTTCGTTACTATCAACCACAACTTCTTTTTTCTTCATCTTTTCTTTTTCTTTTACGATCTTTGCTTCTTTGATCATAAAACCTAAAGCGCGTTGTTGCTGTGATGCGCGGAGAATTGCTTGATTCTCATTTGCTGCCTCAATGATACGATTAACTGTATCAACGCGACGACGCAATGAAACGTGTTCGTGAGCTGGATTTGTGTATGAAAGTTGTACAACGTATTTCATTTTACTTACCTTTATTCATTGCTTTTGCAGCGACAGACTTTAAACGAGCCTTGATTACATCACCATAAGTGATTTTGGTCTTATCGCCATGATGTGCAGCGAGTGCCTTTTCTTTTGGAGTTACAGCAACTTTGCCGCCGACTTCTTCTTTCTTCATTTTTGTTTCTTCTTCATCATCGTCCATCTCATCTTCATCATCCATTTCATCTTCATCGTCCATTTCATCTTCTTCGTCGTCCAGCTCCATCTTCTTCATTGCTTCGAAGATTGATTCTTCTTGACTGATAAGTTCCTCATTCATCTCACCTTCCATATAATTGGCGGCGGTGAGGATGTAATCTTCGGCAAGAGTAATCTTGCTCTGGACCCATTCAGGAAGATTTGTATTTTCTTCAAGCATATCGTGCATACGCTTTGCATTGGCTAGAATGCTGCGAAGTTGAGACTTTGCCATATCGCCTTCGTAATCATATTCGCCGACATCTGCTTGATCTTGAACTTCTTCCTTCATTGCCTTTTGTTTCTTCATTTCAGTAGCACGAGCTTTTACTCGTGCAAGGAAAACATTTTTACCCATTCTGCCCATTGCAGCGGCTCTTTTAATCATATCTGTACGATCTTTGACGCCTTCGTATCCAGTTACTTCATCAAGTGTGACTTCTTCTTTCTTCATTCCTGCTTTCATCGCTTTGCGGGCAAGACCACGAACGTAACGATATGCTGCTGGTTGTTTTCCTGGTGGCATCTTTGGCTTCTCTTTGACTGGACCGCCGAGCATTGATTCGGCTTCCTTCTTTGTAACTTCATCGATCTGGATTTCTTCTCGGTAGTATTCCTTACCGTCACCGCTTGGTGGTCTTGGATTTAATTTCATATCTGCTGCTGGATTTAATAGTGCGCGTGGCGAATCTACCTTTGATGGTTTTGTGTATGCCTTTTTGTTGGCAACTTTCTTGATCAATTTTAGTTTGAGGTCAAACATTCTTTTACGTTCTGGGCTCAATGTTTCGCCAATTTGAACTTCTTCTTTTTTCATTTTTAATGACCTCGGTCCAGTTTTTTTTGCTCTTTCTGATTCATATGGATCTAAAGAAACCTTTGGGTTAAATCCTGCTTTGATACTTGCTTTCAGATCTTTAATGGTTGATTGTCCACCACCAGCCATTGCACTGCTTCCACCAGAACCACCAGCACCAATTGGCTGACGTCCACCTTTGGCGTAGTATGCTGCTTGGCGTTCTGCACTGATTTCACGAGCAGTCTTTGGTCTATCTACAGCAGGAACTTTTGGAGCTTCTACTGGCTTGACTTCTACTGGCTTAATCTTTTTGGCACCAGCAGCAGATCTCTCTTGCGGCATTTCCATATTATTTTTCTTATACCATGCCTTTTGAGCAGCTTTTGACATCTTATGCAATAATGCTGGAACTTTTACGTTTGCCATTTAGAATTCCTCGATCTTCACTTTAAGATCTGTTGTCCCGCGCTTTATTCTATGAAAGGTTTTTGCAGGAATAAAAAACCTATCACCTTTAATTAACTTCTTTGGAAGTTTATCATCAAGCTGGATTTCCCAGCCACTACCTTCCAAAACTTCTATAAATCTTCCATTTTCGTCACGATGCCATACTAATTCTTCACTCAAGACGTCGTGTTTAAATGTACGCACGAATGTCCAATTATTTAGTTTTTCGTCAATGTATGGTTTATCAACCATTTACCACCATGTCTTACCTGAATTGCTGAAGAATCTTGGCCAACGGCATGCCCAATAGGATGCGCTAGTCTTATCTTTGTTTGTTAAGCAACGATGACGAGCAACGAAACTACGAGTTGCAGCAGGGTCCATATATCTCTTTTTCATTCCAGACTTACTGAAACTGACTTTACGAATTGATCCACCGTCACGAACATAAACAGCACCGCCACCGCCTTCGCGCCATGGCTTGCCAATACCCTTGCCGCCAGTTTTATCTTCTTCGTTCAACTCTTCTTCGAATGGATAGTCAAGAATCACTTCCTGACCTTCGAAGATTACTTTCTCTCCGATATCGGAATTGAGCATGTCTAATTCGAATTCATCAGCAGGTGTATATTTGCCTTCTTTATAAAGTTTCTTGGCTTCGGCAATCATCTCGAAGAACATCTCTGAGCCTGGACGAAATACATTTTCCGTAAAAGAGATCTCATTTTCCATGTGATATTCTACAGCTTCTTTCACCGTTGCTGGCTTTTCGCGAATCTTGCGTAGTTCATAAGCGCCACCCCAAGACTTAACACGCTCATATCCTGGAGGAACTGGATGCCCAGCCTTTGGTCCTGGAACCTGACGTGGTGTTGGCATAAAGCCATATGGATCTTTTGCTTCAAGAGCATTAAAGCGAGCAGTTACTGGAAGCCCCTGTAAATCACCGCGATAGTATTTTGGTCCAACTGAAGTCAGTTTTTCTTTCTTTGGCTTCAATGTTGGAGTAGCATCAATCACTTCTTCTTTTTTGGCTTCTTTGATTCCTTTTCGTATTTCTGAGAAACTTCGAACATTTCCAGAAAGTCCTGTTCCGTCTTGCTCATTGCACTCGTCGCATTCTCCTCCACAATCACAGTCTTCTTTGGCTGTAACAGATTTCGTAGCAGTGTAAGCATTTTCAATCTCCTGATTTTGTCCTGGTGTCATAGCAATGGCATGCTTACGATATTCATCTGTACCCACCAATTGCATTTCAAATAGTTCATCAATGTCTGCTTCTTCGCGCAAATCTTTATCTGCTGTGTGATAAGTCTTACCCTTATTGATATAAGAATTTACACGAGCATGACCCCACTGTTGTGGTGTCGTTCCTGGACGATGTCCAGAATTCCAAGCAGCAACTCCGCGCTTGTAAACTTTACGAAGTGTACCAACAGAGATGCCTGACTTCTTGGCTTTTGCAGAAATTGAAGAATCTGCAGACTCACTGACACGACCTGTTTCTTTACGCTTGTCCATCACTGCAGTGATATTGCCACTACGAGCAATACGGCGAACCTTTTGTTGCTCAGCCTCATCCATCATCTTACGAACAGCGAGAGTATGCGTGCTTGGTTTCGTTTTTGCAGTTGCATCGCCAGGAGCTGGCTCATATGCTCGCGGATCTTTATCGGAAAGTTTATCCATCTTTTTCCAATGAGTCTTGCGTGCTTTTGCTGTTGATGCACTCAATCCACGAACATATTTCTTTGGTAAACCAGATTCTTTATCTTTCGCGACTGGTGGAAACTTTTTTTCGCGAAGAAGAGTAAAAGACTTTGGTGAAGATTCCTCTTGAATCTCCAAACCAAGAGTCATAATACGCTCTAGAATTTTCTCAATTTGAGATCCAAAGAAAACTCTTTCCATCTCAGTTGATTCATTAAGATTGATTGAGTTGTTAAAGATAAATGCTTCAACATCTTTTGCTAATTGCTCAGCCTTGAGATACTTCTCAATTCTCTTTGATTCTGCAATTGGCTGTTCGCGTTGTTCGTTGCGCAAACGAGAAACTTTATTTGTTACAGATACGTGAACAAAATCAAATGTATACCCTTCAAGCATGGTTTGCACAAGCTCGATTTTATCAGCATCATTGGCACCATTGATCACAATGTTTTTATTTAATTCGAATAGTTCTGCGGCAGCACCAGTGAGAATTTGATCAGCTTGAACTTCAGTTAAATCAAAACGCGAAAAGATATTCTTAAGGATATAATCCTTTCCGCTGCCTGGACCGCCAAGTAAGAAAATACCAACTGGTGAAACTGATTCCATTTGCATACCTGCTTTTACCTTATCATGTATATGTGCGCCCAATTTTGGATCGCTATAATGTGAAACAAATTCTTTTTTCTTGCCAGCAGAAACTAATCCACGAAGTTTAGAAGCAGACATACCTTCTGCTCCTTCTGCATCTGGATCACGATCTCCTGCTGATACAACATTAACCTTTTTAATTTTTGGATACTCTTTAGTTCTATATTTATCGAGTAGAGATTGGAAGTTATCAACGCGATCAGAACCTACAACCATAGTGACGTGAGTGTGACCTTGCGCTTCTAAATGTTTCATAGCATCAATTGCAGTACGCACTTTGCCACTCGCAACAACGTTTGCATTTGGGAACAAACGATTCATTGCACCAACCTTATCTTTGTGGCTCAATGGATTCTTTTTTGAGTCCTGAGAATGTGATGGAAAGATATAATGTTTGCCACTAGTTTTTTCTGCATGCGCTTGAACAGCAGAAACCAATTTGCCATGACCAGTCTCGGTTGGTGGATTAAATCTTCCAAAGGTGAATGTTGCTTTACTCATAATACACTCTTTTGTGCTTTCAATTCCGCTGAACGTTTGCGATTTGCTTCAGTAAATGCTCGAGGAACAAACTTCATTCCTCCAGAAACAAACCCTTCGCCAGCAGCTTCTTGACCATTTATCTTGTGCGAGTATCCACCATGCGCTGTTTTGGATAAAGCATTTGCAACAGCTTGAGTTGCTTGGTGAATATGATGATGAACTTCGAATGTTCTATCAAACTTATCAAGATTGTCATTTACATGATTAATTGATGCTTTCATGACTTCAGTTTTCTGAGCCTTTGCTTTATCAGTCTTAACTTTATCAATCTTCTTTTGATGATCTTGTTGAAGAAATTTTGTGTAACCCTTTGCGCTTGGCTTTTCTCCACTATCAACAGTTGAGTTTGCGTAACGCAATAGAGTTTCTTCATGACCTTCATGGTGGTCATGTGAATGATCTTTTGAGAGTTTTTTTGCTGCAGCGATATGTTCAAGTGCTTTTCGCTTTGCTTCTGGGCTGAGTTTTCTTTCTTCTGAAGAAACAAGATGACTCATTAGATGAACATCTGGATGTTCTTGCAACTCGCCTTCACCGATTGGAGATGTGCTGCCATCAGCAGCAATACGAGAGTGAAGCGCAATGCTCAATGGAGCCTTTGCGAGTTTCTTTCCTTCTGCAGAATTTTTATCTACAGAATAACGAATAGTATTCGGTTTGTGACCGATGTTGCCATCTTCTTCGGTGCGGTCTTCAAGAGAACTGAGATATCCACCCTGATATTCTCCTGAACCCTTTGGAAGCACTTTATGAACGTGCTTTAGAATGTTCATAAGTGGACCAGCGATGTATGGCTTTTCGCTGTGTTGTTTCTTAATATCTTCTGAAGAGAAGTTATAAGTTGCGCCAGTGCCTTTATACTTTACACCGACTTTACCTTCTGGTGTGCGAATGGCTTGGAAAGACATTCGATCGTCGATCTTACGAGTGATCGGAGTGCGACCACTGATAACACCTTGAATCTTGGAGAGAGTGGAACCGACTGCGCCTTTACGAGTGTTAAAAGCGGCTTCAGAAGGATGTGGGAGGTGTAGTATTCCGCGAACTGGTTTTTTCTGTTCTGATAATAATGGAATATACTGCTTGAAGCCAAACATACTCTCTCCACACTGTGGGATTTTACTAGTATATTTAGTTAATTTTATTCGTTAAGATGCCTTGAATGACGCTATCAATTGTTTCGTTGATGGTGTATTCTGGACGATAACCGAGTTCTCTCAACTTGGTATTATCCATAAAGAAAGAGCGAGAGGATTGAACTTTCTTGTGAAACTCTTTCTGTTCGATCGTACGAATCTCTGAGCCAGAATCCATGGCATCTCGAGCATAGCGAATAATGTCGCGGAAGATTATTCCCTTTCCGTTTCCAATATTGTAGATTGAGTTGAGTTCGCCTTTGTTGATAACCAGATCGATTGCTCTAGCGCAATCGCGAACATCAATATAATCACGATAAAAATAACCGCTATCATAGAGGTCGACTCGTTTGTTTTCAGAGAGTTCGCCCAATAGATATTGGACTGCGTTTTTTTTCGCAGAAACCTTTTTATCATTTGGACCAAGAACATTCGCCAACCTCAAAATGCGATAGTTTAAATTAAACGTCTCGCAGTATGACATGAGCAACTGCTCGGCGCATCTCTTTGTAATGGAATAGAATCCCTTCGGATCGCATAAATCAGTTTCTGAAATACCGATTGACCCCTCACCGAAGCCAGAGTCTCGACCATACACAAACCAACTTGAGATGAAATTAAAGCATCCAGGTTGTTTAGATGATTTTATATAGGCTTTGTAATTGTCAAGAACCTTTACAAGTATGGTTAAATTAGTATGTATATCCAGAGTAGGATCGACGTGTACATTATAATTGTCAACAGTGCTAATAAAATAAACAACGTCGGGAGAAAATACTCCGATATTTTCTCGATAATTTTTGAAATACCCATTTTTCGTTGTATTGCAGAATTGCGATCCGACGAATCCGTTTCCTCCGAAAACATTTAGCATACCCATTTTTGCATTACACTCTCATAGTAGGCAAACACTTCTTCACCATAATGCGGTGGGCATCCAACGAAGAATACGTTGCTCAATGCCTTGTTTGCGTTTGGATACTTCGAAGCATCGTCAAGATGCTTATAGCCAGGATGCAGCAGAATATTTCCAGCGAAGTAATTGCGAGTTTGGATCTTGTTTTCTTCGCAGAATGCTTGAAGTTTTTCCTTCAGTTCAGGTGTATCTGTAATCAGTGGTACGCCGAACCATGACGGATCAGCCAAGAGAAGATTCTCAGCAACACGAACGCCTGGAATATACTTCTCAAAGAGATGCTTGATGCGCGCAAAGTTCACACGACGCTTAACATCAATCTCGTCGATCTTTTTCAACTGCTCAATACCAATAGCGCCTTGCATATCAAGTGGCTTGAGATTGTATCCCATGTTCGTGAACAGATACTTGTGATCGATTATTCCATTATATCCTTCAAGCCATTTATCAAAGCGATTACCACATGTTCCGCAAGCCAATAGATTAGCAGCACCAACGCAACGGCAATCACGACCCCACCAGCTAATGCTACGAGCGGTGTTGATGAGGTTTTCGTCATTTGAGCAAACCATGCCGCCTTCGCCCGTTGAAATGTGGTGAGCAGGATAGAAAGATGTTGTCCACGCATAGTAATAATCCGTCAGAAGTTTACCATCCCACTTTGTGCCAAGTGAATCGCAGTTATCACCAATCAAACGAATGCCATGTTTCTCGCACATAGCCTTGATTCGATCCATATCTGGCGGATTGCCAAGAACTGGTGAGACAAAAATGGCAACGGTCTTATCGGTGATCCACTTTTCAACATGATCAAGATCAAAGTTGAGTGTCTTCATCTCAATATCAACAAAGACTGGCACAAGCCCATTTTGAACCAACGGAGCAATTGTAGTTGGGAAGCCTACTGGTGAAACGATAACTTGATCACCATCCTTCCAGCCCAAGTGTTTCTTAAGAGCAGCAACCATAGTAAGATTGGCAGACGAACCAGAGTTGACCATGTGGCAATGCTTTACATTGAACTTATGTCCAAACGCCCACTGAAACTTGGCAACTTGCTCACCAGAAACGAGCCATTTACCTGTTAGGAATGCAGTAACACCAGCAATGACTTCTTTCTCATCCCAATATGGACCAGAATAAAAAACAGTATCCTTGCCAGGAGTAAACTCTTTGCAATTATATGCGTACTTCGGTGTACCAACAGCCGCAACCAACTCTTCAATCATTTGCTTCACGTCACTCATTATTTCACCCTCAAAATTTGAGACAAGTATTTACCATAATCCGATTTACTATATTTCTCAGCAGCACGACGAACCTGATGTTCTGTAATCCAAGAATTCTTATAAGCAATTTCTTCTGGGCATGCAATCATCATACCAGTTCTACGTTGTACTGATCCAACAAACACAGAGGCTTCTGCAAGAGATTCAAACGTTCCAGTATCAATCCAAGCAATACCACGATTTAGATATTCAATTTTGCAATCATGATCCTGCATGTAAAGATTGTTAATATCTGTAATCTCTAGTTCGCCTCTTGCTGAAGGAACGATCCTCCAAGCATATTCTACTACTTTATTGTCGTAAAAGTAAAGCCCAGTGACCGCATAATTGGTTGGTGCAAATTTAGGCTTCTCGATAATTCTTACAGGCTCATCATTATCGTCCAATTCAATTACACCAAATCTTTCTGGATCAGCAACGTGATATGCAAACAATGTTGCACCAGAGTTATTCCAAGCAGCATGATTGAAACGATTGATTAATTCATTACCGTAGAAAATATTATCACCAAGAATAAGAGTCACATCATCTCTACCGATCCATTTCTCGGCAATACGAAAACATTCAGCGATGCCTTTAGGTTCAAGTTGAGTTGCGTATGTAATATTAAGACCCCATTGCGAACCATCACCAATTAAATTCTCAAATGGTGCGCGATCAGCAGGGGAGGTGATAATCATAATATCACGAATGCCAGCCATCATTAATGTAGAAATTGGATAATATACAAGCGGCTTATCATATACAGGAAGCAATTGTTTTGAAATCACCTTTGTGCATGGATAAAGTCTTGTTCCTAATCCTCCTGATAAAATAATTCCCTTACGCATTATAATACTCCAATGTTTTAATTAAGCCTTCATTAATATTAGTTTTTGCTTGCCAGCCCAAGTCATAAGCAATTTTAGTCGCATCCATGGCGTATCTGAAATCATGACCCTTACGATCAGGTACAAAATTAATCCAGTTCTGATACATGTGAACTGGCTTACCCATCAAATCAAGAATGAGTGTAACCATATCTAGATTACTCATCTCGACGCCGCCGCCGATATTGTATCGCTCGCCAAATTTAAAGTTTTGACCAATAGTTAGTAATGCTTCGCAATGATCTTCAACAAACAACCAGTCACGAATATTCTGACCTGTGCCATAAACAGGGATTGGAGTATTGTTCTTAATGTGACGAATGACTGTCGGGATGAACTTTTCTGAATGTTGTCGCGGACCGTAGTTATTTGAACAATTAGTCACAACTGCATCAAGCCCATGCGTGTTGACATAAGCACGAACTAAATGGTCACTGGCTGCTTTGCTTGCAGAGTATGGATTGCGAGGATCGTATGGAGTGCTTTCAGTAAACCCTGGATCATCATGACCCAAACTTCCGTACACTTCGTCAGTAGAAACGTGGACTAATTTCCCACCGTATTTGCGAATACACTTGAGAATGTTGTGGGTTCCATTAATATTTGTATCCAAGAAAATATCGTCGCCACGAATGGAATTATCCACATGAGATTCAGCAGCAAAATGGAAAGTAATATGCGGCTCGTGATCATGATACAAACTCTCCAAATGCCCGAAATTGCGAATGTCGCAACGCTTGAGTTTGAGTCGCCAATCGTTCCAATAACCTTCTAAATTGCTTTCGTTTGCAGCATAAGAGTTATTGTCGATGATAATGATCTCATCTTCAGGATACTTCTTCAGATGAGAGATTACAAAATTAGAACCAATAAATCCCAAACCACCAGTCACAAATGTAGTCATAAAGCCTCAATTAAATTTGCACGCCCATTCTATCTGCGGCTCTTGTGTAGCCATTTTTTGTACGCAAGAATGCTTTTTTACCACTCTTGATTTTCTTAATATCACTTGATATAATTACATCCCACTCACTTACACCATTTATTGTTATATCAAACTTAACATAAATGACCGC